TTTTTCTTTTTCTTTTATCTATTTTTCTTGATTTTATATTTCTTTTCTTTTGAATTCCTTTTTCTTTTTCTTTTAGTGACAATGAAGAGGCACATGATATTGCAGTCACATGACATGTCACATAATGTGATGTCATAAGCCTATAACATAGTAGAAGAATCTAGAAGATGATGTCAGGACACATGTATACAACATGGTGGCCTTGAGTAGGAAATGAGGCAGACATGAGGATGTAGCATGGACCAAGTGTATCCTGTATATATAGAACTCTAATTTAGCAGAGACTCCTTGTCAAGTTCTCTTGTGAACTTCCCACTCTATATCCTATTGAGAGATTTACTTGTTTGTATTATCATTTGTCATTGCGATAAGTGGTTGCTACAACAGTAGAACTCGACAACCTTTAAGGACTCTGCATTCCGCAGACTCCTTTCTCTTATTCTCTATTCATCCTCAACTGCGAGCAGTGAGCTCAACATCAAGAAGAAACATAAGCTGGACCCTAGGCATAAAGGGGTATACTAGTCAGGCAGGCAAAGCTTGACCAGTCGTTTGCACATTTGTCCACGTGTGTATTTCGGTCGTATCACCTTGTGTGGATGTGGTAGTTAGATTTTTTCATGTAGAAGGCTCATGCTATAGGATCCATTTGTGATCTGTCTATGCAGAGTAGCAGCATAGTCCATTAAGGAGTGCCTAGATTAGAGATTCCCTGCTTAGAGATATTAGACAGGCATTTAACTAGGGTAGTAGTTAATAGGGCAGTAGACAGGTAGTCAGTAGAGAGTGTAGGTGGGACAAGAAGAGTGCCCACTATCACCTACAGAGGATTTACCACTGTTTAGATCGACAGCGAGAGAATAAACAAAGAAATACACTGTTGTTAACAATCAGCAACGAGAGAATAGATATGGAGACAACAGGAATTGATTGGAGTAAAGTGAATATGGAAGAAGAGTTAAGAGGGCTAAGCAATGAAAAGAAGGTGGAAAGGATGGGATTAGTAAAAATAATTATGGAAAACAATATAAAAATGCTGGAAATGCAGAAAACAATAGAAAATATAAAAAAAACAGAAAGAAGGAGATAAGGAGAAGGGAGGAAAAAAGAGCAAGAGAAGAAGATGATGATGATAGATGGAGGAAGGAAAGTCATGAGAGAAATGAAAGAGAAAGGGAGGAGAGAGAAGAACAGAAGAGAGTAGAGGGGAGTGGAGAAAAATTGAGAAGATGAGGATAAAAGAAGAAAGAAGAACAGAAAAGGAATAGAAATGTCAAGAGAAATTGGAGAAGAGAAGAGAAGAAAGAAGGCAGATAGTGATGGAGGAGAGAAAATGTTTTGCTTGTGGAGAGTTCAGGCATATGGCCTATAGTTGTAGAAATGTGGGAAAGGAGGGACCAGCACGGGTACCCTCAAATAGATTTGAAGTATTGAAAGTCAGAGTGATGCAGAGAGGGGAGGGAAGTGGTAAAGAAGTGGCAAAAGATAGAAAGGAAATATTGAGGGAAGAAAGAGTGAAGAAGGGGGTAGAGGTGAGACAGACAAAGGTAGAAAGAAAGGAGAAAAAGGAGAAATTGCTAAGAGAGGTGACAGTGAAGATTGGGTTAAAGCAAGAGGAAGAAGAAGAGGGAGTAGTAACAGAAGCATTGTTGGATAGCAGTGCAACAGGGTTGGTAATGAGTGAAGAGTTTGTGAGGAGGCACAAATTTAAGAGGACAAAGTTAGAAAGACCAGTGTATATGAGGAATGTTGATGGCACGCTAAATTATGCAGGGCCTATAGTAAATACAGTGGAGGTGGAAATATTCTTTAAGGGACATAAAGAAAGGACGTCGATAGATGTGATTGGAGGACAGAAGTGGAGTATAATATTGGGTATGCCTTGGCTAGGATGCCATAACCCAGAAATAGATTGGAAAACAGGAGAGGTAAAGATGACAAGGTGTCCAGATGAGTGTGGAAAGAAGTGGAAAACAGGAAGGCAGACAAAACCAGGATAGAAGAAGCAGCAGGAAAAGAAAGAGAAAAAGGAAATGAGGAAACCGACAATAGAGGAAGAAAAAACAATAGCAAGAATAATGGAAGAAAAGAAGGAAGAAGAGGAAGATTTGATAGAGTTAAGGGCGACTGAAGAAATGGTTCCACGAAGGTTCCATAAGTATTTGAAGGTGTTTGAGAAGAAGGATTCAGAAAGGATGCCGACAAGGAAGGCCTGAGATCATACTATAGATCTCAGAGAAGGATTTGTGCCAAAGAAGGGCAAGATCTATCTGTTGTCAAGAATAGAGAGAGAGGAGGTACAAGAATTTGTAAAAGATCAGTTGAGGAAGGGATACATTAGGCCATCAAAATTACCACAGACATCACTGGTGTTCTTTGTGCTGAAGAAAGATGGGAAGAAGAGGATGGTGCAGGATTACCGATATCTGAACAGTTGAATGATCAAGAACAATTACCCATTGCCACTGATTTTGGATTTGATAAATAGTATTGGAAAGAAGAAGATGTTTACAAAGATGGATTTGCGATGGGGTTATAATAATGTGAGGATAAAGGAAGGGGATGAGTGGAAGGCAGCATTCTTGACACCAGAAGGGTCATTTGAACCTACAGTAATGTTCTTTGGATTAACAAACTCACCTGCAACATTCCAGGCAATGATGAATGATCTGTTGAGAGATTTAGTAGTGGAAGAAAAGGTAGCAGTGTTTATTGATGATGTAATGGTAGCAACAGAGACAGAGGAGGGACACAATGAAATTGTGGAAGAAGTGTTGAGAAGATTAGAAGAGAATGATTTGTTTGTGAAGCCAGAGAAATGTGTATGGAAAGTCAGAGAGGTGGGGTTTTTAGGAGTAATAATAGGGGAGAACAGAGTAAGAATGGAGAAAGAAAAGGTTCAGGAAGTAATAGAGTGGCCAGTGCCAAAGAGTGTGAAAGATGTGCAGAAGCTTTTAGGGTTGGCAAACTATTACAGATGGTTTGTCAAAGATTTTGCAAAGATAGCGAGGCCATTACATGAGATGACAAGGAAAGAGAATAAGTGGAGTTGGGGAGAGAGACAGCAGATAGTATTTGAGGAGTTGAAGAAGAGATTTACAACAGAACCAGTCTTGGTTATACCAGACTTGAACAAGGAGATGAGAGTAGAAGTGAATACGTCAGATTTTGCAACAGGAGAAGTGTTGTCAATAAAGTGTGAAGATGAGAAGTGGAGACTAGTAGCTTATATTTCTAAATCATTGAATGAAGCCGAAAGGAATTACAAAATTCACAATAAGGAGATGTTGGCGATAATTCAGTGCTTAGAGGCTTGGAGGCATTTCTTAGAAGAAGCCAAGGATCAGTTTGAAATATGGACAGATCATAAAAACTTGAAGTACTTCATGAAGGCTCAAAAGTTGAATCAGAGACAGGCAAGATGGTCGTTGTACTTGTCGAGGTTTGACTTCGCTTTGAAGCATGTAGCTGGCAAGAGTATGGGAAGAGCGGATAGTTTGAGTAGAAGAGTAGATTGGGCAGAAGGGGTAGAGAGAGATAACAAAAATCAAGTAATGTTGAAGAAAGAATAGGTAGAGGTTAGAGCAATGGAGCAGTTAGTAGAAGGACTGGAGAAAGATATAGTAAAGAAGATAAAGGAGGCAAGGGATAAGGATAAGAAAGTGATAAAAACAGTGGAAGAAATGAAGAAAGCAGAAGTAAAAACATTGAGAGATGAGGAATGGCAAATAGAGGAAGGATTAGTGTTGAAGGAAGGAAGAGTATATGTTCCAAAAGATGAGAAGTTGAGAGTGGAGATTATTCAGCTACACCATGATACACTGATAGCAGGACATGGAGAACAGTGGAAGATGGTAGAACTGGTTACAAGAAATTACTGGTGGCCAGGAGTGACAAAGAAGGTAAAACGATATGTGGAAGGATGTGATCAGTGTCAGAAGATGAAGAATAGAGCAGAGATGCTGGTGGGAAAATTGAGGCCTAACCAGGTACTAGAAAGACTGTGGCAACATATATTGGTAGACTTTATTATGAAGTTACCAATGTCTAAGGGTCATGATTCAATCTTGGTAGTATGTGATAGGTTTTCGAAAATGTTCCACTTTGTGGCGACAACAGAAAAAACAACAGCAGAAGATTTAGCAAGGCTGTTTAGGGATAACATGTGGAAGTTGCATGGGTTACCAGAGAGTGTGATATTGGATAGAGAGCCACAGTTTGCAGCAGGATTGATGAAGGAGTTGAATAAAATGTTGGGGATAGAAACAAAGCTGTCTATGGCTTATCACCTAGAAACAGATAGACAAATGGAGAGGACAAATCAGGAGCTGGAACAGTACTTAAGGATGTACGTCAATCATAGGCAAAACAATTGGTCAGAATGGTTGGTGACGGCAGAGTTCACATTCAACAACAAGGTATATATAGCGACAAAGATGTCACTGTTTCAAGTAAACTATGGGAGAGAACTGAGAATGGGCTTTGATATTAGAAAAAAGGGGAAAAATGAGAAAGCTGAAGAATTTGCAAGAGAGATGAAGGAAAGACATGAGGAGGCAAGAGCAGCATTGGTGAAATCGCAGGAAGAGATGAAGAGATAGGTAGATAGAAATAGGAAAGAGGCAGAAGAATATAGGGTAGATGATAAAGTGTTGATTAGTACAAAGGACTTTTCGATGGAGTTGATGAAGAGGGCAATGAAGAAGTTGACAGAGAAGTTTATAGGACCATATGTGGTCAAGAAAATAGTATCAGAGAATGTGGTAGAGTTGGAATTACCAGTGTCATTACAGACACATCCGGTGGTTAATGTAAGGAGGATAGTGAAGTATAGAGAGCAAGTAGAAGGACAGAAGAAGATACCACTGCCTCCTGTTGAGGTAGCTGGTAAGAAGGAATATGAAGTAGAAGAGATTTTGGATAGATAAGAGAGAAGAGGAAAAACAAAGTACTTGGTAAAATGAAAAGGGTATATGGCAGAGGAAAATACATGGGAAGGATTAGAGAATTTGAAGAATGCGATGGAGAAGATAGAAGAGTTTGAGAAAGGAAGATTTGAAGAAGAAATACAGAGAATAAGGATGAAGAAAGAGGAAGAGATGAAGTTGAATCTGGAAGCTAAAGAATTCAGAAGAGAAGAGTTACCAGAAAGATATACAGCGAAGTTGTTATATGGATGGAATGATAAGAAATTTGATGAAGAATATTTGAAAAAATTAGAGAAGAATTGGAATAGGTGGAAGAACGATAGGAAAGGAGGGGAGAAGGAATATATGAAGAAACTGGAAGAAGGTTTGGAATGGAATGAGAAAGATGAGCAGAAGAGTAAGAGGATCTGGGGGGATGAAAAAGAAGTTCCTCTGAAAGTAGAACCTTAAGAAGGGGGTACTGTTATAGAACACTTTGGACACTAACATTTTTCTTTTTCTTTTATCTATTTTTCTTGATTTTATATTTCTTTTCTTTTGAATTCCTTTTTCTTTTTCTTTTAGTGACAATGAAGAGGCACATGATATTGCAGTCACATGACATGTCACA